AGGTAAAGGAAGAAATCAAAGAAAGAGAGCTGGCTTTGAGAAATGGTGCCACCAACCGCTCACGTCACAAGGTGTACCAGCGATACTATTTATTTGAATTCCTTCGCACTCACAAGTTGACAATGATTGAAATCGGCAGTATGAGGTGAATTTCTGTGGTTTGCAGAGCTTGATGAACTCTTTGTATTTGGTAACGTTGTTGACTACTTGGCAACCAGCTGACCACCAACCAATAGAAGTGCCTGATGGCTTGCTCAAGTCGTATGTGTTAGAATGAAAGTTGATTCCGAAATAGCCAGTGTCAAGTGTGCCTTGCTGCTCGCTGTCATCATCCTTGTCGGTGTCACGATACACCTGGACAGCAGCTCCAAGCTGGAGCAATGCATCGACCTTGCCATTGTGCTTGCCGAACTTCCAAACATCATAGTACCATTGGTCGGATTTGAGCACAGCTGCGCCCTTCTTGTTGACCTTTTCGAACTGCTTGAGAGTCGGTGTTCCTGGATTGGTGGTGCCAGATGTCACCCAGATGAACTCTTCACCTTTGAATAGGTAGAACTTATCATCGAAGCTGTTGGCTGTATCTTCATTCGAGCGCACTCCGAGAATCCAGTGCCCTGATGGAATACCAATATAGTTGTGAAGTGACTTGACTCGCTCGAGTAGTTGCTTGTCGTTATACGTTTGGACCATCTTTTATTGTTTTATTCCATACGGTGAGACCGATGGCAGTTGCTGAGTAGGTGAGCAGCCCGACAAAGACAAACTCGTATTGAATACAAGCTCAAGCGTGACACCATTCGCCAGGTGCAGAAGATAGAGGTGGCAAAGTACAAATCACAGAAAGAGAAGCCCACTTTTTGGGTGCTGATTCTTGGCTTTGTGGTTGGTATGGGTACCATGTACCTATTCAGATATTCTAAAAATTATTTATGATTGTAAAAAAGCACGCAAAGAATATCCACGAGCTTCAGCTTGATGGCAACCTGGTACAGATAGCCATGCTGTCAGACCTCCACTGGGACAATCCAAAGAGTGACTGGAAGATTCTTAAGCGAGACCTCGACCATTGTCTTGAGCACAACATCCCAGTGATGATAAATGGCGATATGTTCTGCCTCATGCAAGGCAAAGGTGATCGCAGAGGGAACAAGTCCGACATCCGACCAGAGCACAACAATGCAAAGTACCTGGATTCAGTGGTTGAGACCGCTGTTGAATGGTTTCTTCCATATGCTCACATTCTGACGGTCATCGGATACGGCAACCACGAGACCGCAATCATCAAACACCAGGAGACAGACCTCCTTCAGCGATTCGTTGACCTTCTCAACTACAAAGCTGGGAGCAATGTGTTCGCTGGTGGATATGGTGGGTGGTTGATTGTTCGCCAGACATTCAATGGCAACGTGCAGATGGCTACCAAAATCAAATACTTTCACGGCAGTGGTGGTGGTGGTGTGGTGACCCGTGGTGCCATCAACTTGACCAGGGCTTTGGAGATGTATGAGGACTTCGATGTGTTCACGATGGGTCACATCCACGAGAATGCAGCTCGCAATGATGTGCGTGACACCATCACCTTCCATTCAAAGACCGGATATCGCCATCATCACAAAGACATCCATCTCATGCTCACTGGCACATACAAGGAAGAGTATGGTGATGGGTCCAAAGGATGGCACGTTGAGCGTGGTGCTCCCATCAAGCCAACTGGAGGGCGCATCCTCACCATTGAGTGCGGAAGATATGAGGAGGATAAGGTGAAAAAAACCGCCAAGTCTATCGACTCAATCAAATTTCCTTTGTAAATTTATATCCGTATTCATAATACGTTGTTTTGGGGGAGCTTTCGGGCTCCCTTTTTTCGTATTATAATAGGATATTTGCGAACATTTGCGTACATAATCGAATATAAACCGATTAAACTCACATTATATTGCACCTTTTAGGGTATAATTAAGCGTATTTCACCAGCATTAAGTGTTTTTCACGCATAAAATCAGGGTAAAACCTTAATGAAGTAAACGATTTTGCTTACACTCCAAAAAAAAAGTTTAAAAAAATGTTCATAATTTGTAACATATTTGCAAATGTTGCGTATATTCGCAGAAACAAAAACAATTTATTATGGACAAAGAACAAATTTTAGAACTAATTAGAACCACAGAAGCAGAGCTATACAAGGAACTGCTTGAGTGTTATCAGTATCGTGATGCAAGGGATGCAAAAGATGCGGCTATATTCAGAGCATCGGCTGCTTGGTTTTCTGTCAATCAACTACTTGAAAAAATCGAAGAGCATGAAAACAATTAAATTCCTATTCCAAGACCTCAACCAAGACGAGCGTCAGATTCTTGGCAGTGGCATCGTGTTTATTTTGGGTGCTGCTTTCTTTGTGTACTTACTCGATACAGCCACAACGCATCGAGCAGAGGTTGAGCAAAAGACAGAAGTGAAGCAGAGCTATGAACTCCCAGCTTCATATGGCAAATATTCAAATCGAATCTACAATGAAAAATACGGAAAGTAAATACTGGTTTACAGAGTTGTCATCTGACATCGCAACCCACACAATCCTGGTTGAAGTTTACACTCGCCAGGATGATGAGAAAATCGGAGAAATAGAACTAATTTATAACTATGACAAAAACAACAATTATGAAGAATGGACAATTGAATCAACAGAATGGGACAAAGAGCTCACCCTTAAAGAATGCGATGACGCAATGCAAGAGCTTATTGACAACGCAACCGAAAACTTCCACGAGTTCGCCTTCGAGTGCTACCACTATGACCCGAGAGATGATGAGTTTAGTTGGTTCATTTAACAAGTACCAGATTGACCGATTCTGGACATCATTCAACCACGATCTATACAATCGAATCTGTGAAATCAAAATGCAAGAGATATGAGATTCAAACTAACATACCAAGTCGGCAAGCAAGTGGTCCAGGAGTGGCTGTTTGTTTCCAAATCACTCGCATACTGGCAGAAGTCAGTGCTGCTGAATTCGGGAAGCTATAACATGGGGAAATTTAAAGTTACACCGGTATGAAAATTCCACAACTGCAACGTATTAAAACAATTTTTGACATCATGAATGATTGCCAATATCATGAACTCAAAGATATAGTTGAAAAAGTCAATGATAAATTATGTGCTAATTATTGCAGAAGCACTATTGAGAAAGATATGGATTTCATGAAAATGAATCTTGATGCAGATGATGAATGGATGTCATCAATAAGAGGTGTGAAATTTGAGAATCCTATTGATTTTTTTGAACGTCTAAAAATTTGGCTTGTATGAATCAGCATCGAATCATGAGAGTCATCAAGCTGATGGAATTCCTCAAGCAAAAGCCAAGACCAGTGCAAGCGATGGTCAGATATCTTGGAATCAGTGAGCGTTCAGTTTACAGATATCTCAAGATGTATGAGCAGCTCGGCTACCAATTAACCAAAGACAACCACAAAAAATACTTTTTAAAATGACAATACAAGAACTAATTGACCAGGTAAAGGAAGAAATCAAAGAAAGAGAGCTGGCTTTGAGAAATGGTGCCACCAAC